CTCACGGGGTCTCTTCTCTCCCTCACGGGAGATGGGAAGGTCTTAGATGGAGTTCCCAACCCGGGGCTCCATCCCGACTAAGACCTTAGCCGTATGCCGTAGGGGGTTTGGCAACCCCTCCTTTGGTAAAGGATTTACTATGGCATTTAAGCATCGCTACTATCAGCAGTTATCGCTCCCCACCGAGTGGGGTTACCGAGCAGTGATGTTCGATAAAGATAGCTATTGGTATACACAACCGAAACCGTATCGGTCTCCGTTATGGTTTTACTGCGATGTGAGGCAAGTCGTTGCCGATTCTGCCTTCCCCAGTAATGGGGTTGACATGGTCCCCGCGTTTCAAGACTGGTGCGGCACATATTCCTACAACAAGGCTTATAATAGCTTGAAGGGGAAGATGGGCGATCAGTCTACGTGGGGCGTTAACGTTCTTGAACGTCAACGTACTATCGGCATGATTGTTCAGCGTGTAACGCAGATTACCAAGTTTGCGCGAAAGTTGAATCGCTTTGACTTCTGGGGCGCAGCTAAGGAGCTTGGTTTATCCAAGCCCCCCAATAACGTCGCCAGGAGGCGGGCAAAATCCTTTGGAAATGCCTTCCTCGAGTACCACTTCGGGTGGGAACCTCTAGTCAAAGATATAGGCGCTGCCGTCGACACTCTCCAGCATGACTTCGATTCCAAAAGAATCGTCGGAACTGGTCAGTATGCGATTAAGATCCCGTATAACAGCGGGTCCGGCACCGGCCGCTATTCGCAGATGGTCGAGTTCATCGACTACTGCAAAATAGGGGCAAAGATGAGGGTTACCAACCCTGATCTCTTCCTAGCCAATCAGATGGGCTTCGTTAACCCACTGAGTGTTGCTTGGGAGTTAGTACCTTTCTCCTTCGTGGTAGATTGGTTTGTTAATGTCGGAGACGTCTTGTCTTCGTTCAGCGACTTCGCGGGGGTCACCCTTGAGGGTGCCTACGTGACTCACTTCCAGACGACATCCAACGCTGAATTTTGGGGTACTGGTAGATACCAGCATTCCAAAGGGGCGTATACGCGGCGTACGGTCGGATCCATCCCTGGTCCGACTTTATCGCTGAAGCCCATAACGGGCTTATCCGCGGTGCGGGGGGCAACTGCCATCTCGCTCCTTCTCCAGGCCTTAAAAACCTGATTACCTAGCTCGTAAGCCAAATACTGGCCTCTGCGGGCGAATCCGGAGTCATCCTATGCCAACCATGGCAAACATCACCATCAAGAAGAACGACGGTACCACGGACGTGACCTACACGGCTGTCGTTGCCAGCGGCGGGGACAAAAGCCCCGCCATCTGGCGCAACAACTCGGCGACGGGTACTCCCGGTCAACGACCCGAGCTCCGCATCACCTCCCGTGCAAACGGGGATGGTACGGCGCGTCGAGTCGACGGGAACTACACGTATCCGAGCGTGTATACAGACACGACCACGAGCACGACGAAGGTCGCAGCCCGCGCCAACTTCCAGTTTTCCGCAGTGATGCCGGGCGAAATGCCCGACGCCGATGCGGAGGAATTTGGCGCCCAGATCGGCAACTTGATTGCTGCCGCTCTGGTTGAAGAGGCTCTGACCGTCGGCTACGCGCCGGCTTGATGTCCGGTCCGTACTGACTACTCGCTTCTGCGAGAGAAAGGTGTTCAATGTCTAGCTTCCTTCCGCATTCTGTGGAGAAAGCGATCCTTCGTCTCTACGAGGATCTCGCCACCCCTACCTCTTTAAAGTGTTTTATGCTTTATAAGTCGGGGGAGTGGGATCAACTCTCAGCCATGAGGGTTGATCCGAAACACTACCTTGATTCCGAGAGCTACTGGCGTGATGCCAGTGCCGTAGGAATACTTCGAAAACTTGAGGAGCTACCCACGAGCTTTGACCGCGAGGCCAAAGCCCACGAGCTGTTCCAACAGTCCGAAGTTGAGTGTTTTCGCACCAATCACCGCTTGTATCCGTACCTGTGTCCGGGCTTGCCCAACACCGATGTGGACGTGATCGCTTTTATTGAGCGAGCACGGAAAATTACTAAGCGGATCCTTGGACCGTGTCCCGACTTGATTGACGGGAAATTCGGTCCAGGTGCGACATTCGGCGATAAGGGACTTCTTACTACCGTCCCTGACAAGATGTCATCAGTACCCACCATAACAACGGATGCTTGGCCATTCCACTTTCCGTGGACTGGCACGCTGTGGGCGCAAGCCTGCGCGTCATCCGGTAAGAGTCCCCTCTACGTCCAAGGGAATCGTTTCACAACGGTTCCGAAAGACTGCGAGAAAAGGCGCGGCATTGCTGTCGAACCTTCTATCAACGTCTTTTATCAACTTGGATATGGTCGAATCCTTCGGAAACGACTTAGAGGCGCCGGTATTGACCTGGCGAATGGGCAGGATATTCACAGGCGGGTTGCCCGTGAAGCCTCTATCCGAGGCCATCTCTGCACAATGGATCTCTCCAACGCTAGCGATACCATTAGTAGGAATCTTGTTAAACTCCTACTCCCGCCCGCTTGGTACGAGGTCTTAAACGACCTACGATCAAAGAAGACGTTCATTAATGGACGTTGGAGGCTGCTAGAGAAATTTAGCAGCATGGGTAATGGTTTCACCTTTGAACTAGAGACTCTTATCTTTTTGAGTCTCATACTCGCATTGGACCCGGAAGGCCAAAAGCTGATCCCGGGAAGCAGTGTCTTCGTCTTCGGTGACGATATCATTGTGCCAGTCGAGAGTGCAAAGGATGTGATGAGCTGTTTGAGCTTCTTTGGGATGACAGTCAATAAGTCAAAAACTTATGTTGACGGTCCTTTCAGGGAAAGTTGTGGTGGAGATTTCTTCTTAGGTGAGGACGTCCGTCCCCACTTTATAAAGGAGTCTCCGTATGAACCGCAGCACCTCATCTCTTTGGCAAACGGCCTCAAACGCCTTTCGGGGCGTAAGATCAGCCGATCGTGTCACACTAATCGTGCTTGGTTTAGCATTTTGGATGCTTTACCAGTCGCAATTAGGGATCTTCGGGGTCCAGAAGACCTCGGAGATCTGTGTGTGCATGACGTCGAAGAGCGCTGGCGATTCCGCTGGCGCAGTAGCATCAGGTACTTCAGGTGTTATCGTCCAGCCCGATTCCGAAAGGTCTCGTGGCAAAACTTTAAACCAGAAGTAACCCTAGCAGCAGCAATCTATGGCGTGCCATGGAATAACGGGAGTATCATCCCCCGTGACGCCGTGACAGGCTATAAGATTGGCTGGGTAGCACGCTCCTAGGCTTCCAAACCTAGTCGTGCTTGGGTTTTCCAAACCCAACTTTCCTCATTCTGAGGTGGAGAAAGGGGCATAATTACC